TCGTAATACTGTAGCTGCATTTAATATTAAAGCTAGAGAACAAGCTAGAACTGCACCTAAAGATTTAAATGAACTTAGAAGGAAATATCAATCGTTGTATAGTAATAGTGATTTACAATCAGCAGAGTTAAGTATTAATTTATATGGTATTAAATCTAAAATGAATAAATCACCAACTGCTAGTGATGTATTGAAGATGTATGATGAAACATTAACTCCTATAGCTAAACGAATAGTTATTGATAGTGAGCGTGTAGCAGCAGTTGAAGGTAAAGATGGATTAAGAGATACTATTTATAAAGCAGTTACTAAGGATTTAGATATACCATTAAGTAAAGCAGAACGTAGATATTTTGCTGGTGTTGCTAAAATGAATGATCCGGCAGTTAGAGAAGCTGAACGTAAGGTACTTAAAAAATCATTAGATGCTTATGCTAAAGCTAATAATATTGACACAACTAGAGTTAATGGTAGTGTAGACTTAAATAAGATAATTAAGTCACTTAAAGAACGTGGTTTTACTGAATTAGATATTAAACAGATGATAGACAAACACAATAACATTAAACTCTAAATAAATTATGTACATTTTATCTGACTATTCATTATCAACATTTGCAAGACGATTAGGTTCTAAAGATAAGAAGAAGAGAGAACGTCCTAGTATTAGACGTGGTATGTTAACTGGTGCTAAATGGGGTGCTGGTCTTGGAGTTGGGTTAACTGGTTTAAGTATTGCTTCTGCATTAGCTCGTAAAGATGGTAGACAAGCTATGAGAGCAGCATTAAAAGCACAAGGTCGTAATCCTAGTCTTAGAAAAAATGCAGGTATGTTAGCTGGAGGTGCAGGATTAATTGCTGGAGCAAACGCACTAACTGGAGGTATTCAAGGTGGACTTATTGGAGGTGGAGTTAATGCGATTAGAAAATACCAATACGATAGGGATAACGCTAGATATTTTATGCAATACAAACTAGTTACATTTGGTAGAGGTAAGGATAAGAAACCTCGTAATAAAAGACGTGAGTTACTAACAGTTGGTGGATCTACTTTAGTTGGAAGTGGTTTAGGTTATGGTGCTTATAAATATGGATACAAACCTAAAATAAATAAACGTATTAAAACGTTAAATGATTTTGTAGATGAACAACGTAACGTATTAAAGAACCTAGATCGTGTAGAACTTGAAGGTGGTGGTTCTAATTATAAACTTAGAGATAGTATAGCTAAGAATATAGATGACACTAAAGATTTAATTAAAGGTGTAAAAGGAAGTAAGTTAAGTGGAAAGATAGGTTTAACTTTAAGTGGCGGTTTATTAGGAGCTACGTTAGCAGCTAGATATTACAATAATAAAAATAAAACTAAATGAAACAAGTTAAAGTAAAACAATCAGTTCGTAAAGGTAAGTTAGTACGTGGTTATAATCGTGTACTAACTAAAGTAACGGATAAGTTATTTAAGAGAGATAAGGATGGTAAGAAGAAGTTAACCAATCTTAGTAAAGGATTAATAGGCGCGACTTCTATAGCAGGTTTATTAACTGCATTTAAATATCGTCGCAACATAGCTCAGTTAAGTGAGAAGATTGTAAATAAGGTTAGTCCAACTGTTAAAACTATAGTTAATAAAACTGCTAAAACTATAAGTCAACCTATCACTAATACAACTGGTGATATTATGGCAGCTAGTGTAACTGGTGGAGCTATGACTAGAGACGCTAGACGTAAATACATACGCGAATTAGATAACTTACCAAGTGAAGCAGTTAATATACAACCGTTTACTAAACGTGAAGATAGTTTAATTACTAGACGTATTAAACGTAATGATGCAACACTTAATAAACGAGTTAATAATGCACGTGGTAAACTAACTTCAGTTAACTATAATTCAGATAATGATCTATATTTAGCTATCAAGACTAATAAAGACTTTAGTTATAAGGGAGCTAGTAATATTGAAGATAGACGTGCAACTCGTAAAGCATTAGCTAAGAAACTTAAACAACAGTTAGGAGTTAATCCAGGAACTCCAAATCCAGCAACTCCAGTTAAACGTAAACGTGGTAGACCTAGAAAAGATAGGAGTAATCAATGAAGAAACGAGTTAAAGTTAAATCATTTACACGTAAAGGTAGAATAGTTAAAGCTTATGATAGATTGCAAGATGATAAGAAGTTACAACAATATAAGAATATAATTAAAGGTGTTAGTTTAATTGGTGGTAGTTTTGCTGCAATTAAAAATGCAGATAAGTTATATAAGTTATTTAGGTTAGCTAAAATACAATCTAAAGTAAACAAGATAAATATTAAGCCGTTAAATGTAGCTAATGTTAAATCACCAATAGAGAAGTTAAATATACTAAACACCTTTAAAATATTTAACGGTGAATCAACTAACACTATTAAACTAGTAACTAAAGATGGAGTTAATTACATCTATAAAGAAGGTAGAGATAACTTAGATTCTAATATATTAAGTAATTTAAGTATAGGAAGTTATCCTCATGGTAATGAACAAGCTACAGAAGCACTAATATCATCTATTGGAAACAAATTTAAAATACCTGTACAAGAAACTGAAATTATAGCAGCGAATCAGATATTTTATGGTAAAAAAGCTGGTTTACCTGGAAGTCTACATAAGATAGTTGACGGTGTACCAGCATCTGAATTATTTAAAGACATGAATTTTGTTGTAGCTAATCCAGTATCTAAATCTAAATACTCTAAGGTAATTGATAATATATTACTAAATAAAGATACTGCTAAAATCGGCGCACTTGATATATTTGTTGGTAATGCTGATAGAAATGCTGGTAACTTATTTTATAACATTAGTAATGGAGCATTCACAGCAATAGATAACGGTAGTGCATATACATTACCGTTTGATTATGATTCATTAACTAAGATAATTAAAAGTAAATCGCGCAAACTAAATGAAACTAAACGACGTAATCTAAATCAATTAAGAGATACATTAACTGAGTTACATAACAATTACACGCCAGAACAACTTGTTAATGAATACGATAGAAATTTCCTTAAAGCTCTAGATGGTGTAGATGATGATGTATTTAAACAAGCATTAAAATCGCGCGATTCTAGAATTAAGAATATCTATTATAATCACGCCAAGTCTAAAGAGTTTCTAGATTATTTAAATACTATTTAGATCGCCGCGATTCATCAATAGCCATTTTGAGTCTATTTTTAGCCTTATTAAGTTCTTGTACAGCAGAATCCATCGCTTGTTTTTTCTTACTTTCTGGAATTTTCGTATTAAATCGAAGTTGTTTTAATTTACGTTGTCTATCTTTAATGTGAGCAATTTCATCAGCTACATTAATTGGAGCTTTATTAACCTTCCTTATTTGTAATGGTTCATAACCAATAAACTGTTTTACTTGGTTAACAATATTCTTATCATCAACATACTCCGATATAGTGTGTTGATTTTTTCCTTTAATCCATTTAATGTCAGGGTAAGGAAAATACTTTGATGTTAAATCCCAATCATCTTTACTTCCAAAACTAAGTGTATTACCGGGGTTAACTTTATTTATGCCTAAGTAAGTACCAGCATAGTTAATTTGTTTAACTTTACTAACGTTACCTCCCATTTCTTTAAAGATATTAATAGCTTCAGAATTAATAAAACTACCAGAACTAAATCCATGTAAAACTAAATCTTTATCGGGATATGTTTTAGCGTAAGAATACATATCAGCCGCTAACTCTCTAGCTGTTGGATTATAACCATCTTTAATAAATGGTTTAACCGATGCAATAGATCCATCCTTTAAAAACTCTAATTTATTCTTATAGTTTCTACCTAGATACTTCACATTACTATTAGATGTGTTAACTGGTATTATGTGTTCTTGCGTTTTATCAAATAAGTTTCGTACTTTATGTGCAAAGCTAATTGATTGACGTGCTTCTAGATTACTTGCATTAAATCCACCTGTTGTAAAGTGAACTCGTTTTACTTTATCTGATAGTTTAACAGGTGTTATATTATTAGCTAATTTAAATGCTTCTTTAGCTGATGTTTTATATCCATTAATATAACGTCGTTTTAGTAATAGGTAACTAGCAGCAGTTAGTCCAAGTGTACTTGCAGTAACTATAGTTGCTTTAACTAATGCACTGTCTTGTTTACGTTGGTACTGTTTAACTAGTTTACCTTTCCTTACATACGATTTAACTTTAACGTCTTGTTTAACCATTAGATGTCACTTAGAAAATAGATTATTTTTTTATTTAATGCTCGACTAAAGTTGCCTAGTCTATCTGCTGCTACAGAATACTTACCTGTCTCTATCTTACTTAATACACTTCTCTGCATAAATAGTTCCTTAGCTAACTGTTCCTGAGTTAAATTAGCTTCTTGTCTAGCTCGTTTAATTTTGTTACCGATTAACTTACGTTTATCTATCATGTGCTTATTAAGAACAATAACCCACTATGTCTATTATATTCACTATTATGAAACATATAGAGCTAGTAGGAGTTAAATCACAATAAACAAGTATGAATAAATTAGCTTATTTTTCAGCTTCTAATTTAGAAACAATAAGTGAGTCACCTAATAAGGTAATTAAGAAAGGATTAGTCCTAATTGAAGGTACTCATGTTGACTCTAAGAAGAGAACACATACATTTAGTCCAGCTAGAATACGTGAGATAGTTAGTAACTCTAATGCGTTATTTGCTAAGACTCGCATTCCAGTATTGATGGATCATAAGAAGGAGCAATCTAGTGTTATTGGAGATGTAGAATCTCAATTTCAATGCACTACTATTAATGAAGATAATTTTCCTGGTGCTGATGATAAGGGATTAACTGGTAAGTTAGGTATCTTTGTTAATCAAATCGCAATTAAAAGTGGTGAAGCAATACGTCAGTTAAATGAAGGATTATTAAACACACTTAGTCCTGGCATTGATGTAGTAAGTAATGCAATACGTGAAATTAGTGCAACACCTAATCCCGCCATTGCTAATCTAAGTCTATTTAAACGTGCCGAATTTGAATCAGATGCACTTACATTTGACGACTTAGAGAACAGTGATGATATGTTAGATAAGATTCGTAATCAATACGAAGATTTAACTAATAAGTTATGGGAACTAACTGAAACTATTCAGACTATTGATGAACAAGCACTTAACGGTCAGAGTCGTGAAGAAGTACAGTATCAAGCTATTAATGATTTCGCCACTCGTTTTCTTACGTTGATTGGATCTGGTGAGGAAGAACAAGATCCTATGATGCAGGAAGCTAATGGTGGATCTTATCCGAACCAAGTGCAAGGTTATCAAGCTCAAGGTCAACAACAGAATTGGGGTATGCCTCCTAATGATCCTAACGCTCGTTATGCTAGTGGATTACCTATTGCAGCATTTAGTATGGCTGAGATGGAAGCAGTTAACCGTGCTGAGTTCGGGTTGCTCCGCGAAAGCATTGATGGTGTTAAGAATGTAGCTAGTCGTATTGGTAATAGAGTAAGTAAGGATGCTTCTGCTGTTAGCAAAGCTTATAGTTCTGGTGTACGTAAATCTTGGAAACTTGGTAATAAAGATAAAATTAGTTTAGGTAATAGAATAGCTGGTGTAGGTAATGCTGCTAGAAAATCTATGAGAACTAAAACTGGTAAAGGTTTAGCTATCGGTACTGGTGCATTAGTTGGAACTGGTGCATTAGTTGGAGCATACCGTGGATTAAGTGGTAAGAAACAAACTGTAATAAATAACTATAACTAACGTCTATGAATTATACAAATCGTCCTATTGCTGCCTATACGATGGCAGAATTTGAATCATTAACTAGCGACAACGCTGATTTTGCTAGAGGTAGAGGTAAGGATAAGAAGAAACGTAAATCTCGTGCTGGTTTATATGCTGGTATTGGTGCTGGTGCAGTTGGATTAGGCGGACTTGGAGCTGCTGGTATGAGATATGGTGGTGCTGAAATTGGTAAAAAAACTGCGGATAGTAGATTAAGTAAAGATATGTATCGTTCTCAAAGTGCAAAACTTAAAGATGATATTTTATCTCGTTCTGGTGGAGCTAAAGGTCAATTTGATAGAGATGTTCAATCACTTAAAGATATGGGTTCTAAAATTAAGAACTACGATTATAAAGGCGCACCTGGACGAGCATTTGATGGTATTAAAGGTGCTGCTGGTAAAGCTGGTAAGTTTGCTAGTCTACGTGGACAACAAGCTGCTGCGTTAGCTACATCTGCTCCTGGATTAGCTGTATTAGGTGCTGGATTGACTGCTGGTGCTGGTTATGGTATTTACAAAGCAATGAAGAAAGGTAAGAAAAAATAATGCAGTTATTATCTGACTACCGAATAGCTGATTTCGCTAGGACTCCTGGTAGTAAGGATAAGAAACCTCGCAAGTTTAGCTTACGTAAATTAGGTAGAGCTACATTAACTAGTGAAGCTGCTAGTGGTGCAGCTAATGGAGCGCAAATCGGTGGAGTCTTAGGTTTAATATCTAGTAACCCTAAAAATACATTTCGTAGAACATTAAGAGGTAGTGCTGCTGGATTAGCCATTGGTACAGGACTCGGTATAAGACACGCATATAAACAACAAAACAAATAACTAAGACGTATTATGAACGAAGCTATTGAATATCACAATCAACTATTTGCGGATTTAGTTGAGAATCTACAAAATGCAGTTGCCGCTGGTGTGATGTTGAAGGACGAATATAAGCAACGCATGACTCAAGCATATCTCGACCTACAAGAACGCATTGCTGCTGAATTAGAAATTGATGAAGAAGATATCTATGATGTAGTTGGTGAAGCTGCTTACTCTACTGGTGATGAAGTTGCCGAATTTAGTGTAGGTAGTGAATATGGTGCAGCGTTACTTGAACTTGGCGAAGCTGCTGGTTATGATGACATTGAGGAATATCTAATTGATCTCAGTGATGCTCTAGAATGTAATCCTGATGTATTACTTGGTATCATTGAAGGTGAAATTGCTCCTACTGATAATCTCTCATTAGCACTATCTAAAGTTCTCGGACTTGATGAAGCTACTGAAAATCAACTATTAGTTATGGGTATTGAAAGTCGTGGTGAAGACATCAATGATTACTTAGATACGAATGAAGAATTAGATGAAGAAGACCAGGAAGCTGACTATGCTACATACCAGAACAGTGAGTTCGCCGAATTTAAACGCAACACTGAGATTAAAGAAGCTCTAGCTGATGTAGCTGAACGTGCTTACGCTCTTGTAGAAGCTGGTAAGATGACTCCATTTGCAGTTCAATCTCTACTGGGTAACTTCAGTGCTAATGAACGTATCGCGGCATTTAGTACCGTGTGTGCTGAGAACGAAGTTGATCCTGCAACTCAACTCTATGCAATGAATACTGTACTTGAAATCTTCGACCGTATGCCAGCTATGGAAATGGGATTCTTCGCTGAGGAAGTTCTTGATGAAGAAGAATTAGATGAAGAAGCTGATTTGAGTTCTATTGCTGCTAACTACATTAAAAAATATCGTTCATAAACTATGCCTTATTTCAATCAATCTCAAACGTTTCTAGTTGATCCTGCCATTCTCGCATTCAGTGATGGTAATCATCCTAATGTGTCGGCAACTGTGCAGAATACTTACATTAGTCTTAATACTGAAGCTCGCAAACAAGTTCCTGCTGGACTATTTGTTGCTCAAGTAGGTAACGTACTGCGCTTCCTACCTCGTACTAAGTTAACTGCTGTAACTGCTACTGGTGCTGCAACTGTAACTGCATCTCCAACTAATATCTTTGTTGCTGGTGATGTATTAACTGTAGTTGAACCATATTCTACGCTAACTATCACTACTGTAACTGCTGCTCAAACTGTAACTGTTACTGTAGAAGGTTTAACTGCAACTGCAACTGCAACAACTAACAATACTACAACTACTGCTAGTGAAGTTGCTACTGCTATTAATGCTACTGCTGGATTATCTGATTTAGTTCGTGCAGCATCTATTACTAACAAGGTATTTATCTTTGCAGTTGATGGACTTACTAACCGCGCCATTACAACTGCTGGTACTGTAACTAGTGCTGCATTATCTAGTGCAACTCTAGTTCCTAATGCAACTGCTGTTGGTACTATTGCATTTATTGATTACACAACTGGTGTTATTACATTAACTGGTAACGCAAGTGTAGCTCTACCTATTGGTACTAATATCGGTGTTAGAGTTAATGCAATTGTAGGACTTCATGTTCATGCAGTTGATTATACTGTTGCAACAGCTAAGGATCTAGCTCTCTATACTATTGCTAATGGTGTTCGTATCCAGTATCTACCATACTTCGATGGTGATATTGCTAGACGATTCCCTAGCATCAATTTCGCTTACAAATTCTAACTAACCGGGCGTTAATGACGTATGTTAATGATGTATGTTATCGCGCCCACTATCCTACTTTTTTCTTACTATGGGTTCAGTTTCTAATTTTCTTACCGATAAGTTGCAAGCTAAAGTTGCCGAAACTCTAGTAGACGATACTATTGCTCGTCTGCGTCAGAGAACTAAACTTATTGATCAATTCATGCCTATTAAGACGTATGAGGACGATGAGTTCCTAGCATACGTAAGTGAACGTCTCACACCAGTTGCGAACTTTATTGCTCCTGGTGCTGAACCTCCAGTTATCTCTCATGGTGGTTTCCGTCGAGTAATCGGTGAACTAGCTAAGTTAGGTAATAGCTATTCATTCGATGAAGTAACTCAGAAACAGATGCGTAAGGCAATGGAAGAAGCTGCCTATAAACGCGCTAGTGTTATGACCATGAAGTTAACTGATAACTCCGTCATTAAGGGTACTAACGATATGCTCGTTAAGTATCTCTATGGTCACATTGAGGGGATCGTCCAATCTCATGCTGATAGACTTACTAGCATGGCTTGGCAAGTTGTTCAGACTGGTCAATTGAGTGTATCTGATGCAATTACTAAGGTTGCATGGACAATTGATTTCCGTCGTCCTGGTGCTAGTTATAACCACTTCCCTGATGCTCTTGTTGCTACTGGTAACACTGCATCTCCTAAGTTGAACAAGTGGACTGACTACGCTAATGCTGATGGTATCGCTAACTTAGAAGATGCTGTAACTACTTATGTCAATACTAATGGTTACAAGCCTGATCTCATCGTAATGAGTAATACTGCATTGCGTGATCTTCAGAAACAAGCATCTACTATTGCTCGTGCTAGACAATCAGTTGGATTTGCACAAGTAGGTTCTGTTAGCTTCCCAATGTTACAAGAGGTAATGGCTTCTAATAACCTACCTCCTATTAAGGATTATGATGAGTTCTATCAAGTAGATAATACCTACTCTGGTAATACTAATACTATTGATAGCTACATCAGTAATGCTCGATTCCTTAATGAGAATTGCTTCGTATTCCTCAAGGATGGAATGGGTGAGCAAGCTATTGGTACTCCTGAAGAACAGAAAGTTGTTAAAGATGGTGTATTAACAGGTACTGAATCTCCTGTAATGGTACGTGTTTATGAGAAGACAACTGTGCCTATCAACGATGTTTTGCAAGCGATTGAAACTTTTTGTAGTCGCCTATTTAAGTAATTAAGTAGTAAAAATTCGGTGAATTGCTGGAAACTCCAGAAGTGGACAATCAGCAGCCAAGCTTAACCAGGAATGGTTTTGAAGGTTCAACGACTAGGTTTCGAGTCCAGACCGGACAGTAACAAACCCACGAGTGCCGAACATCCCAAGTGGATGATGATATAGTCTGAACAGTAGATATAACACATGAAACTACTGATACGTAGGATAAAGAGCTTACGTGGTAACAAAATGATCAATGGTTTTACCAGTAATTTATTCTCCCAAGAATCTGTATGCTCAAGTAGTTAGATAATAATTCCCTATTTCTAACTAGACCGAGTTTAAGTTGTGGTATAATGATCTTATGACGTAAATGAGATTATTATGCCACAATTTATTTATTTGGTGACAAACTCAATTAATGATAAAAAATATGTTGGACAAACAAATAGGACAATTGAAAAGCGTTGGTCAGAACATATTAGAGCCGGTAATTATGTTGGAACTAAAAGTTTATTATCAAAAGCAATTAAGAAATATGGTGTAGATAAATTTAAAATTGAAATTATTAAAACTTTAGAAACAACAGATCAGTCAGAAATTGATAAAACTGAAGTTTATTTTATTAAAGAATATAATGCTTTAACACCTAACGGTTATAACGTATTAAATGGTGGTAAAGGTTGTTTTCTAACACCTGAAGGTAAAGAGTATTTAAAAAGAACGATGACGAGTCGTTGGCAGAATAAAAGTTATCGAGCTTCTATGTTAGGTAGCACTTTAATTTCTGCTAGATTAAAAAACAATACCTCTGAAGCTAAATTAAAACGAGGTAATAGTTTAGTTAGAAATCGTCGTTACTTAATAACTACACCAGATGGAATTGAGTATTGTACTTACGGTGTAACTCACTTACAACAACTAGATTTAGATGTAAGTAGTTTAATTAAAGTTGCTCGTAATAAGATGACTAATCATAAAGGTTATAAAGTTAAATCACTTAATGATGATTATGTAACTGTAGATAAAACATATTTAGATTACGTTAACAAATACGAATGTATTAGTTTAAATAAAGATAACTACAGTTTTTGTTCTTATGGTATTGATGCTATTAAAGAACAACTTAAATTAGATATATGTCAGAAGACAATATCACATCACATTAATAACGCTAATTTAATTAACGGTTATCAAGTTAGAGATATTAATGCAGAACCAATTATTAAACAATATCTACCAGATGCTGAACGCTTCATATTGACAACACCTGAAGGTGTTAGTTTCTGTCGTTACGGTATGGAAGATTTAACTGAAGAAACTGGATTAAATGCTAAAGCGGTGTACCCATTAATGAATCCAAATAGTCCTCGTTATGGTCGCAAAATTAACGGTTGGAGTTGTGTTAGAGCTAATGAATCAGAGGAAACAAGAGATAAGTTATTAGCTGATAAAGCTGCTAAGTTAGCTGAAGATAAGTTAATCAATGATGCTAAAAAGAGTTGGCAACAAGTAGTTAATAAACGTTACCTCCTAACTAACTTAATAACTAATGAACAGTTATGTTGTTATGGATTAGTTCATCTCCGAGAATCACATGGTCTAGATGGTAGTTGTTTAATTAAAGTAATGAAGGGTAAAATTAAACATCACAAAAACTGGACGTGTATTAAGATAGAAAACTGACATTAACAGCGAAGCAAATAACACTTATAATGATGGTAGTAATTATCATCATTTTTGTTATGGGTAAGAAAAAAGATAATCGTAATCAACCTAACTATATTAAAGCTGGATTATATGGAACAGGTACGGCATTATTAGGACAACAAACTATTAGATCCGGCATTCCAAGAGCATTAGGTGTCAGACTTGAATCACATAGTACAAGTAGAAAAAATGCTAAATCTATATTGAAGAATGGTGGTTATCTAGATCCTAATTATGGTGGAACTGGTGCAAGTGCGGCAATAAATAATCAAGAATATATTAAAAATTCTAAAAATTATATTCACATTACAGGTCGTCATAAAAATCATAAAGTTATATCGGAAACAGCAGAACAATTATTAGATGATGGTACTAGAGTACCAATACCTGAAGCTACTAAATATATAGACGCTCCTAAAAATCCAATTACTAATGTACTGCATAGAAAGATGCAACGGGGTATGTATCGTGGATTAACTGGACAAAAATTAGATATTAAAGATTCTAAAGATGCTGTTAAAGCGTTACCTAGTATTGGTTTAGGATTAACTGGACTTAGAGGTAAAACATTATATATTGGCGGATCTGACAGATACTTCGATAAGAACTTCATACCAGATTCAGATGATGTAGCACTTAAATCCGCGAAGAAAGTTAAAGTATTCGGTAATAGATTTGCAGCAGTTAAGGACACATTAAAAAGATATGGTAAAGGTAATTATATTAAAGGTGCTGCTAGATTAATGGGAGCAAATAAGAGTCGTGTAGCAGCAGGATTAGGAATATTAGGTGCTGGTGGATTAGCAACTGCTTATTTAGGTAAGAAAACAATGGAATCACTTGGTAATGTTAAATCATACAATCGCAAATCTAAATCGGGTAAAATAGTTAAAGTAACCTCATATAAACGTAACAAAGGGAAATAATATGGCTAGACGTATTGGTAGTAAAGATAAAGTTAAGAGAGAGAAACGCAATCAATTTGGTTTAACTAGAAGTGATCTAATTAATGAACGTAAGAAAACAAGGAACTACGCATTGGCGGGATCTGCGGTAGGTGGAACAATTGGATATGGTGTAAGTAGACAATTAACTAAGGG